AACACTAATGTTATACACAGGTGCAGCCTTAGCCTGAACAACATTACCAGCAATAGCCGAAGCAGTCATACCCAACTCACCATAAGCAGCATTAGCCTGACCAACCAAACTAGCATCACCAGCTAAAGCTTTAGCAGCAGCTAAACCATTTTCAGGGCCAGCCATAGCTAACTGATTATACAAAGCACCATTTAACTTCATATCTCTCAACTTAAGCATATAGTCTTTAAACTCACGCAATTTCATCATAAATTTATCAATGTTACGACTAATAGAACCACCATTAGTGCCCATGTTAGTAATATCAAAAGTGCTCATAATTGAATCATGCACTTGAGCCAAATTAGACTGAATATCTTTCACCATTTTTGCAAAAGGCGAAGCCATAGCTTTAGCAGCTTTACCAGCAGCACCACCAAGTGCACCGCCACCCAAAAGTTTTGTCATGCCAGCCAAGGTTTTATTAATTTCAGCAGTAGCTAATTTCGCTGGGTCAGACTTATAAGTTTTTCTAGTAGCCTCTTTTGCACCTTTAACTAACAAATCAGTTTCAGCTCTAGTAGCAGCTATGGCAGCAGCACTTTCAAGAGCTGCAGTTTTAACTTGTTTCAAATCACCACTTAACTCAAATAAAGCAACACCATAACCACTAACATTTCCGCTTCCAGCATAAGCTTCCATATCAGCATTAAACTGTGCCATAGAAGTATGAGCACCATCAGCAGCAGGAGCTAGCCTAAGAAATTCTGCAATTAAAAATGCTAAACCTGCAACAAGACCAGCAACCGCAACAGCTATAGCTCCCCATGGGGTAGCCATTAGAGCAAAATCGGCATTCAAAGCAGCAGTTTGAAGTGCGACTTCAGCCTCAGTTAAAATACCTGCAGCACCAGCAGCAGCAAGTTCCGCAACTTTTAATGCCAACATTCTTGTTCTAAGAAATTCAACAACAACTCCAAACCCTTTAATAATTGGAACAATAGTTTTAAAAGCTACAAAACTAAGAACAAGAGAAGAACCAAAATTGCTTAACAAACTAATAAGCATTTCCAATATTGGTGCAGCAACATTAAACAAAATAGTAAATTGGTCTATAAGACCAACAATTTGCTGAGCAGCAACCTGAGCATTACCCGCAACTGCACCAACTTTTGCTCCAATAGCTTCAAAAAGTCTTGTTAAAGCTGGGCCAATGACAACTACAAGACTAGCCATAAGATTAGTCAAAGTAGTAATAGGCCCAATAAGAGAATTGCCCAACGAAGCCTGTAAATTAGTGAAAGTAGCAGCAAGTTTTTGCTGACTAACAAACAAAGTATTACTATTTTTAGTAAAAGCACCCTGAACATCTGCAGTAGCCTTCATCAATAGTTGAATTTTAATAAGCTGCTGAGCGTGCAATTTTTCTTGACCAGTCAATTTACTCAAACCAAGTCGAGCCATCTCAGCATTAACCTGAGCCTGCTTAATAGCAACACCAAACTTTTCAATGGGGTCATATTCACCACGGAACATGGCAGTCATACCAGTCAAAGCTTCCGTAACATCATAACCAAATGTTGCTGCAAGGTCAGCACTCAAAGAAACTAAAGTTTTAGTAAGAGAAGCGGTATCTTTCATAGAAAAACCAGCCGCTTTGAGCATAGTTCCCATGAGAGTAGAACCCTTAGCAGCCTCAGCAGTAGACATACCCATATCAACGCCAGCTTTAGAAAAAGCCATCATTTCGCCAGTAGCATTACCAAAAACAAGTTTAAGACCAGCCATGTTACGTTGTAAATCACGAGAAGCATCAACCGAATCACGAATAAAGCTAAGCCCTTTTTGAAAACCTTGAAAACCTACATAAGCACCAACAAGTTGCTTAGTTATATTTTTAAAACCTGCACCAAGCCCTCTAAGGGCAGTCATAGCATCTTTAACACCCTTATCATTAAAGGCAGATAATAGATTTACATTAATATTAGCCATTACGGTTTCCTCAACATAGAATTAATTTCATTTACAGCATCATTAACAACGGCACGCATCTTATTTTGCACAGCAGGCAAATGCTTTTCAGCACCAGGGTAAACATAACGAGAAGCCTTTTTACCTAACATCTCAATCATTCTTCTACCCTGACCATTAATTTTATGTTTACGGCTGCCAGGAGTTTTAGATGGGCCAGTATATTTATACTCACGAGTTTCAGAATATTTATTAATATAAGCCCCAGAACGACCAGCCATATCATAAATAGCTACAGGAGCAGATAAGGTACTAGCCTGAATAATACCTATAATTGGGTATTTAGAACGTGGTTTACGTTTACGGTCACGAATAACAACAGATTTAACATCAACACTTTGATTCTTATTCATAGACCAAGATAAGCGGCCAACCTTTGTAACCATACCTCTATGAACTTTAGCTGCACCAATACTATCTTGAATACCACTAACAAGTTCTTGACCAACTTCACGCTGACGCTTACGAAAACTACGCACCATCTTAGGATTAATCTGACGCATAACCAAAATAAGACGTTGATAATCCGTAAAAGAAAAAACAGCTTTTAATTCTGCCATGAGTCACCACCTAACACCTAATTCTACCAGCAATAAGAAACCCCCAGCCGAAGCCAAGGGTCTCTATCACTGTTGTTGATTCCTAGAAATCAGGTATCTACCAATAGTCCACAACATACGCTCATCAAGTTGCATCAACTCCAAAGGGCTAATACCAGACTCGACAGCCAACGTTGCAATATACCAGTGTGCTGAACTTTCGCCCAGCCCCTTTATTTTGGGTCAGACTCACCAAACTCGATACTAGCCACATCATTCACCCAATCGGTAAACTCTTTAGCAGTCTCTTTACGGCGGTTCTCCGAAGCCCAAGCAAGGTAAAGAAGATGAGTGAGCTTAGCATCCTTTTCCAAAGAAGCAATCGAAACTTCAAACTCTCTCTCAAAAGCAACCATGTCGCCAGCGATAGCAGTAATAGTTTTCGACTCGCCATTAGCGAACTCAATGCGTAGGGTAATCTTCATTTATATTTTCCTTAATTTAGTTATGCAGTTGCACGAGTAACAGTACCAGTAGTCGGCCAAGTAACCGAGAAACCAGCAAGGTCACCAATCGAAGCGTTGATAGGCTGGTAAGCGTTAATCAACACCTGAGCAGTGTAAGAAGGGTTTGTTGCTGAAACAGTAGCAGAAGTTGGGGTAATAACCAACGTACCGATAGTGTTAATTAGAGGCCAAATCTGTGCATCTACCGAACCTGCTGCGAAGTCTTGATAGAAGTCCAGCTTAGCTGAACCAGAAACGATGCCACCAACAACGGTTTTGAAAGTGCTTCCGAAAGTAGTAGTTTCTACTTCGTTTGAGTTGATATCAAGAGTAACCGAGTTGATAGAAGGCGAAAGAGCCGTACCATTCAGGGTAATCTTGAAGTCAGTTGCGACAAATTTTGCCATAATGATTCTCCTAGTTTGCGTATACCTGAACGGCAAACTCAGCCGCTAGGTAGATTGTATCTCCAACAGTGACTTGCCCATATGAGCTAAGCCTGGTTACTCGACAGTCACTTGCGTAACCATTGAGTGTCCTATCTGATTCTACCGCAGTTTTCACACTGTAAGTGCCCTGACTACTGCAGTAAGAGTCAAGAGAGGCTTGTGCGGTGCGGTCAGAAACACGACCCACCAAAACATTAATAGAAAAAGTTAAACTATCTAAACCACGCCCAAAAGTAGTATCAAACTCAATACCAGAAGGCTCAATGATAGCGATAGGTGGGTTAGGGTCATCAGGAACATACGCTGACGTACGCAAACCAGGAATAGTAGCCAAATTGTTTGCAAGGGCAGTGCGAAGCTGTGAAATAGTTGCCATTACATAAACCCATTGACACGGCGGTAAGGTTCAAGCATACGAGCCACATCAGGGTCTACACGAGACACACGCATAGCACCCATGTCACCAAAACCTGCAACACCCAAAGGTGAATCATTACGTTTAAAAATACGAGCAGACTGAATAACACAAGCCTGTTTGATAGCAGTAGGAACAGAAGACCAACCCCAAGTACCAGTAATTCTAACCAAAGCGTTCCCACCAATAGTAGGGAATAAGTAACGCCACAAAGCACGCACACCAGTAATAGGTGCAACAATACCATCCGTAGGATAAGTAGCGTTCAAAGGTTCTAACTGATAGTCACCATTGTTTTGACCAGAAGTTGGGTTAGCCCAAACAGTGTCATAATTACCATTACTTGTCAAAGCTGTAGCAACTTCAGTAACAGTCTGAGCATCATCAATAGGGCAAAAATATGGGTCAGTAGCAGCAAAAAAACGTGCACTAGAACCCATGTCATAAAAAACTCGACCACAATAAGCGTCAATATCACGAGAAGCAGCCTCAACAGCCAACTCAATCAAAGAATCATCAATGCTGTCAGTAATACGAAAAGCTGCTTTGACTTGTGCTAGTGTCGCATACCCATTGGTAATCGCCATATCTACGGCCTTTCAATAAACCTAATTCTATTTTACCTGTAAAAGACGCTTCTTTATCTCAGTAGAACTGATGCCTTTAGTGTAAGGAATGTAACAAAGCATAATTTTGCGTTCATCCAACCATTCCTGAGTGAAACCCATCTGCTTATGATAATCACGCACAGCCCAATCAGACCCAATAATAATCATATCTGGCATACCAACCATAATAGACGGCCTACTATCAGCCCCGCCAGTATTAGGAATCACCTTATCAACATAACGACAAGCTTCAAGCACAGCCTTACGTTCAACATAAGACATAACAGGTGATTGACCCTTATATTTAGCAATAAACTCATCAGTATTTAAAGCAACAGTCACAGACCCAAACTCTGCACAACGTTTCAAAAACTCCACATGACCCTTGTGTAGCAAATCAAACGTTCCGCCCGTATATACCCTTAATCCCATCGGTTAGCTCTCCTAACATCCAAATCCCATGTCCAACTATTATCATCATCAGCAGCTTTACGCCTATACAACGCACCATTAGCTTGAAAAGACTTAACATTCTTATCAGCATCCAAAGACGAACTATTATTATGACCCACGGGTATATTAAGTCTATTAATAGGAACACCCGCAGCAATCACTCTACGTTCCAAATCATTATCATCAAAATATAGTGGATAAAAACGTTCATCATACAAACCAACTTTACGCACCATACCCTCACCAAAAATAGGGGCAGACCATTCAGGTGTAATACCAACAAAATTTAGTGCCTCAGTATCAACTTCAGCCTCAATACGAGCTAATGAACCAGGCTCAAACCAAGCATCATCATTGATTAGAACCCAATAAGGTGCATATGGGGTAGATTTGACAACCAAATTCCAAGCACCAACCAAACCAAGACCGCAAGGAACACGGATAACCCACATATTAACCACAAAGTCTGGTTTCTCAGGTTGCCATGAAGCTTTCCCACTGTTATCCACAATGACCAAATGTTCAACAGGATAGTCAATACTCCTAAGCAACCTATCAGCAAGGTCAAAACGTGAAACTGTTGCAAACCCAACAACAGGTATCACTTTAATAACTTTGCTAGAACAGGCTTCCAATGTGTCTCATACACAAAATCAGCATCAAACTGTTTAGCAAACTGCAAAGCCTTATTAGAAGGGCCTCTATCAGCCTTATACGCCTTCTCCAAAGCCGAAACAATGCTAGGGATAGAAGGCACATTAAACCAAGACTTCTGAGCGTTATCCCACAACGGTTGCCCATCAACCAACCAACCATCACCAACAAGTTCAGGACTAGCAGCAAAATTAGACACAATCACAGGCACACCACAAGCCTGAGCCTCAATAGTACCAACACCAAAACCCTCACCATAAGAAGTGCCCAAAAACACGTCAAACGCTGAATAAATACCAGCCAAATCAACCTGCGGAATACCATAACGATAAGCAATCTGGTCAGCTAACACAACCTGCTCAGGAGTCAAACCACAAGCCTGCATCAAATCATTCAAATTCCAACCAGAGAAAACACCAAACATTTCAGAATGAATATAAAGAATCGCATCCTTATGTTCCTGAGCAAAAATAGCAAACGCCAACAAATTCTCAGCAAATGCTTTACGATGAATCATCCCATTAGCTTTATTAGCAGCGTTCATGCCAACAACAAAAGCATCCTTCTTAATACCCAAATATTCACGATTCTCATACTCACCAATATTCGGTGTAGGTTGAAAAACTTTATCAACAGCATGAGGAACATAAAAAGCTTCAATGTCACGTTCAGCCATCTGTGTCTGACCAAACTTAGACATAGCCAAAGGAGTCACATTAGGTTTAGCCAACCATTCACCAACCTGGGGTGGCATAGGGTGATGGTCTACAGGAGTCCAAGACGCAATATTCAACTCATCATACTTTTTACCACGCATAATCCACACGTCATACAAAGTCACCAAAAGGTCAGGCTGGTTAGGATGCTCCCCAACCCAATGCTTATGATTCAGCGGAGTAATATCTTGCGAATAAATTTCAGCCCCACGAGGATACACACGCACATTATGACCCTCCCCATCATCCCACGAACCAATAACACCTTCGCGGCCATAATTGCTCAAAATAGCTACATCATATTTATCTTTCAGCAGCCTCTTAACAACCTGTTGCGTTTGCATACCATAACCAGTAGGTGCATCAGGAGAATTACTAAACCAAGAGATAGTTCCCTTACCCATTTTGTTCCTTTCATATGTATACAAACACATTACACAAAAACTAGGCAAAAGTAAACCCCCCAAGTCCTACGCAACTCAGGGGGTCTACAGTTAATTCAAAGGATTAGCTAGCTGCACCCTTGAAGTACTTGACGTGACTGTTCTGTACTAGAGCACCGTCTCCACGCCAGGTGTAACGGAAGGTTACCTGGTCGTTAGCGAATGCATAGTCGTCCGAACGGTCTAGACGGATACCGCCAACCTCACGAACGTAATACGATGCTAGGTCACCAAATACTACAGACTTAACACCAGTTCCCGCAGAAGCCATGTCTGGGTTCTCGAAAATTGGGTAGCTGAGTAGAAGGTCGTTCTTGTCTGCCGATAGTGACGGCTCGAAGATGTAACGACCGTAGTTGTCCTTTAGCTTACGAACAGCAGCAATAGAGCTACGGTTCATCTGGAAGCCTGCACCTGGACGCTTACGAGCGATAGTGTCTAGCGAGTAAACAAGGTCAATCAGGTTGTCTGCAGTAGCAGCACCAGAAACACCAGTTCCACCAACAAGAGCTGAACCAGCCATAGTGATAAGACCGTTAGGCTCAACAGTACCAGTACCGTTAGTTAGAGCAGCGTTTACAGTCGAACCAAGACCAACACCAATCTGGTCGGCTAGGAAGCCTAGAAGGTCTACACCAGTGTCCTCAAGAAGTTCACGAGCAACAGAAATGATGCCACCGTACTTCCACGACTGTAGAGTAGTGAAAGCGTTGAACGTTGGGTCACCAGCAGAAAGAACCGAACCAGCAGCAGTCTTAGTACCAGTTGAGTAAGTAGCCTGAGATGGAATCTGCAGAGGCTCACCCGAAGCGGTACGAAGCATGGTGGAGGTACTGAGCATTGGGCCAACAAACTTTGCAATACCAATAATCTGGTTGTAGAAGCTAGTTGGTACAGGTGCACCAGTGGTTGATGGAGCTAGAGCACGCTGTTCCTGGTTGCCAAACTCAAACGAACGAACCTCGCCACGTGCCATTGCACGGATGTGGTCTGCATCGTTCTTAGCAGCAACCTGAGCTGCAGGAGCTAGGAAACCTTCAGATGCTTCAGCTGCACGAGCTTCGCGGTCTGCGGTTTTCTTGTACTCATCAATAAATGCCGCACGCTTGTCAAGCTCAGCAGAAAGAGTCTGATATTTAGCCTCTTCCTCACCCGAAAGCGAACGACCTTCAGCTTCAGCACCGTCAATGACGGCCTTTGCTTCGTGCCATAGCTTCTGACGCTCTTCAACCGCCGACTTTAGAATTTCAGACATAATATGTCCTTTCATAAATAGCGAATAAATTAGTCATCTATTCGTGCTTACACTGAACAGACTATGGTGGTGCTGACACTCAACCAATATAAACAATTCTACCCCCAAAAAATAAGGAAAACCCCGTCAGGGAAAATGGGGGAAAAGCCTGACGGGGCACATCTCGTTAGAAGAAGGGAAAAAAACTAACGAGTTTCCTTGATATCGGCAACACGTTTCTCAACAGCATCAACCGAAACCTCAGATGACTTTTTCAAGTCTCTTAGCAACTCTGCGACAATACCACTCTCAGGATTACCCGCAAAATCAGCAACAATCTTTACAGCTGCATCAATTTCGTTCTTAGTAGCCATACTATATCCTTTTCATCATTAGGTCAAGTTGTTTTTTCTTCAAATCCAAATCAGCTTTCGCCTCAGACAAATCAGAAGATTTAGTTAGTTTAGCAACAACATCAGTGATAATCGCTGCCTGACCTGCATCAAGTTCTTCCCCATTCTCCAACTTCATAAGACTATCCGCCAAAACATCGGCATCAATGCTCGCTGAACGTACAGATGCAGAACTAGCCTGATAGGCAGGAAAAGCCACTATACTCGTCTCGAAAAGTCTTACCGAATTAAGGTGACGAACCGAACCACCATCACTCCAAGAGTCTCCGCCCTTTGGCACACTGAAACCAAAACTCATAGAAGCAATATCGCCACGTCTAATAAGTTCAGCAGTATCACGACCACGCTGGGTATTAGGCAACTCTGCAGTAGCTTTCAAACCATAAGCATCTTCCATAAGACGCAAAGTACCAGAACGAGTAGAACCCAAAACTTCACCAGCGTCATGATTCCACAACAGTTTCACATCATTACGAGACTCTAGGGAACGTTTGAATGCACCAGGCATCACATATTCAGTGAACTGACCACCAATAGGGTCACTAGGGCTATTGAATACTGCAGCATAACCTTCAAA